ATTAACCAAAAAAAATATTTTAATCCGTAAAGATTCATTTCCAAAAGTTCAAAAAAAGTTCAAAAATTAGAATAAAAAATAATCTATAAAGCAAATGATCAATTATTCCGATTACTCTATAAACTCCGAGAGATACTTCCATAATTTACGATTTATTAAATTTTTATTTATTATTAAATCATTTATATTTAATAATAAAATGGAAAAAGGTATCAGTAAAAGTCAAATTTTAGAAACAGAAAAATTAAGACCCTCTGATAAATTAACAAATATTTTTTCAGGAACAGGAGTAGGTTGTATTTTAGTAGCAATTTATTTTCTAGGTTATCTCTACACTTCTCAAAATAAAAATCCTAATGCTTTTGTACAAAACGCGGAAAAGGGGTATAATGATTATTCTGTTTCTAATGCTGTAGGAAATGGACAAAAAGAAGCTATTTCTGGATTAGTAGTTTTAATGACAATTTTAGTTACTATGCTTATTTATAAAAGAAGAGGAAAATTTTTTATCGCAAGATTAGTACTTTTCCCAATTTTAGGAATTCTTTTAATTTTAGTTGTTTATGTAAACCCTCTTAGATTAGAATTAAAGAATAGAGAAAGTTATACCGACGCTCATGCGGCTATAGCTGTTTTGGCATTTCTTTTAAATTCTGTATTTATTGGATTAACTTATCACTGTTTTAAAATAACTTATCAACCAAATTTAGAATGGTATAAATCTTATTTCTATTATCTAACAATTTTAAATGTTTTATTTTTCGTATTTTGTATATTTTCTATTCTTATGGATAAGAAAGAACATAAAAATGGTAAATGGAATGCGGCTGGTCATTATTCTTATTCTTTTGCTATTTTTGAGAATCTTCAAGTAGCTTCTATAATTACTGTTATTTTGTTCTTAGGATTTTTTAAAGAAGAAAAATACAAAATTCCAAGTGATAATTCAACATTAATCCGATAAAAATGATTATTTAAAATAAAAAAATTATTTTAAATAACATGGAGAACCCTATTACATTCCCAGAAGAGGTCCTTAAAAACATAGAAGAGTTTTTTGAAGCTTCTGCTCCTTACGCAATTTTTGCCGGGACAAAATATGACTTATTCTTGAAAGGAATCACAGACCGATTAGATAAAGACGATTTACAAAAAAATGTTACTTATTTTAAAGATATGGATGAAAAAGTTTTAAATCCTATTAAAAATTTAGAAAGAGATATTTCAGGTGTAACAGATATTAAAGATAAAGAAGGAATGGTAAGACTTTCTGTCTTTACAGATATAATTTTAAAATCATTTGAGAATTTTTCTAAAATGATAAACGAAATGACTTCTCATTGGAGAGGTGAAAATCCTATAGGGAAAAATATTATTGATGAAATCGTCAAAGAAATCCAAGCCAGGATAAAAAGACACGAAGATTTCAGATTTATGGCTCTTTTAGAATTCCAACAAAGGTGTAACAATACTCCTACGGAATAATTTTTATATCACTTAAACTTTTATAATTTTTAGATTTCATTATTTCTAAAAATTCTTCATAAATTCTCTTAAAACATCCCGTGCCTTCTTTATGAAATTGAGTTCCTATTTGAACCGCAGAAGCTCCAGCAAGAAAATATTCAAAAACATCTTTTCCTGTTTCAATTCCACCACAACCAATAATATCTATTTTTGGAAATAATTTTTTAAAATTATATACGTTAGATAGCCCTACAGGTTTAATAATACTTCCTCCTAATCCTCCAATTCCATTTTTTGGTTCTATCACAGGCTTTTCCCTTTCATAATCAATAACTAATCCATTTCCAACACTATTGATACACGTAATAAAATCGATCGGAAATTTTGAAATTTTCATGTACACCCCTACATAGTGAGTTAGCTCAAAATAGGGTGGTAGTTTTATTCCAAAAGCAAGAAATTTACTTATATCTACCCTTTCAAAAATCTCTGTTAAATACTCTTCTAAACAGTCAAAATCATAAGCTAATTGCCCCTTGCCGATGATGTTAGGACAAGATAAATTTAGCTCAATTCCTACTTTTTTTTCGAGTGTTAAAAAGTGATTTAAAATAGTAACGTTATCTTCAAGGGATAATCCCCCGACTGATATAATATACGGTTTTTTTACCTTTTTACTCATTTCGCCATAAAACTCAAATCCTAAATTTGGAAGCCCCATCGAATTAATACTTAAAGTTTCACAATCCCAGTATCTTTTTCCTTTATTTCCTTCTCTCATTTCTAAAGTACAACTTTTAGAAACAACGGCTCCTGAAAGGGAATCTTCTAAGTCTAAAAGTTCTTTTTCTGTTGTACATCTAGGACCCGAAGCATTTAAAATTGGTATTTCCAGTTCTAGATTTTTAATTTTTATTTTCATTTTTTAAACCTTTAAATTTAAAGGAATATAATTAAAAATGAAAAAAGCTATAATTAGTGTTTCAGATAAAAAAGATATAACTAATTTAGTAAATAATCTTATTTTAAATGATTATGAAATCATAACTACAGGAGGAACTTATAAAAAATTAATAGAAAAGATTTCACCTATCTATTCTTCTAAAATAATTAAAGTAGAAGATTTTACAAACTTTCCAGAAATTTTAGAAGGAAGAGTAAAAACATTACATCCTAAAATTTACGGAGGAATACTTTTTGATAAAGATAACGAAAAACATAAAAAAGATTTTACCAGAACAGATTTACAATTACAAAAAATAGATTTAGTAGTTGTAAATCTTTACCCTTTTAGCGATGTTATTTCTAGAGAGGTATCAGAAGAAGAAGCTATTGAAAATATAGATATCGGAGGCGTTACTCTTTTAAGGGCAGCCGCAAAAAATTACAAAAATGTTACAGTTTTAACTGATCCAAAAGATTATTTTGATTTTATTAAAAACATAGAAACTGTTGAAAAAGATTTAGAAATGAGAAAATATTATGCTTCTAAAGCTTTTGAACTAGTCACAAAATATGATGAGTGTATTTCTTCTTGGTTTAATCCAAATTTAAATTATAGAAAATATGAAAAAATTCAAGATTTAAAATATGGTTGTAATCCTTATCAAAAAGAAGCTACTCTTTGTAAAAAAGATACATGTCCTATAGAAGTTTTGTATGGAACTCCTGGATATATAAATTATCTTGACGCAATTCATTCTTGGTGTCTTGTCACTGAAGCTCAGGAAGCTCTTAAATGTACAGTTGCGGCTTCTTTTAAACACACTGCTCCTGCTGGTGTTGCTACTTGTAAATATCCTATTTCAGATAAAGAAAGATTTGTTTATGATTTAGAAAAGTTCGATTTAAAAGATTGCTCTTCTGGTAGAGCTTTTATCAGAGCTAGAAATTGCGACCCTTTATCTTCTTTTGGAGATTTTATTGCTATTAGCGGAGTTGTTGATGAAACAACCGCCCTATTAATTAGAAGAGAAGTCAGTGATGGAATTATAGCTGAAGATTATACTTATAAAGCTTTAGAAATCTTAAGAAAGAAAAAAATGGGAAAATTTATTATTCTTAGAGGAGATAAAAATTTAAATTTAGGAGTTAAAGAATATAGAGAAATATTTGGAATAGTTTTAACTCAAAGGAGCAATTCTGAAAAGATTACAGAAGAATATTTAAAAAATATCGTTACAAAGAATACTGTTATGCCACAAAAGAAAAGAGAAGATTTAATTTTGGCAACAATAACTTTAAAATACACACCTAGTAATTCTATTGTTATCGCAAACAAATCACAAGTTATCGGAGTAGGAACTGGACAACAAAACAGAGTAGATTGTGTTAAAATTGCGGGTAATAAATCTTTTATATTTAATTTTAGATTTCATCCTAAAGTTTTACAACTAATGGAAGATTTTAAACCTAATTTAACAAGACAAGAAAAAACAAACTGTATTATTAAATATATTAGTAATGATTTTACTGAAGATGAAATAGTAAGATGGCTTAAAAATTTTAAAAATCCTAAAAAAATAGAATTATTATCAGATAAAGATTATTTTGAAAAACCAGCAAAAGGTTTATCTCTTAGCTCGGATGCTTTTTTTCCTTTCAGAGATAATATAGATTATGCTTTTAGATTTGGAGTGGATTATATTTTAAATCCAGGAGGTAGTATCTCAGATCACAATGTTATTTCAGCTTGCGACGAGTACAATATTTGTATGGCTATCTCTGAAAAAAGATTATTCTTACATTAAAATTAAATAAAATTATTTAATTTTAAATTTCTGAAGGAGCATAATAGCCATAACTAAATAATCCAGCAGAAAGTAATCCTGTAACAGGAAGAGTAATAAACCAGCTAAAAAGAATTCCTCTGACAAGTTTCCAATCTATATTTGATTTTCCTCCAACAATTCCACATCCTAGAATACTTCCAACTTGACAATGGGTTGTGGAAACAGGGATACCTGATCTACTAGAAATAATAACTGTTGTTGCAGCCGCCAGTTCAATTATAAAACCTCTACTAGGAGAAATTTTTGTTAATTCGCGTCCCATCCTATCTATTATTTTGTATCCCCATGTCGCGAGTCCAAAAACAATTCCAGCTCCTCCGATAGCTAAAATCCAAACAGGAACATCGGCTTTTTCTAAAACCTCTTCATTTTTCCAAATACTATAAATTGTGGCTAAAGGAGCGATAGCGTTAGCCACATCATTAGACCCGTGAGCAAAAGAAGAAAAACAAGCTGTAATAATCTGTAATCCCGAGAAAAGATTATCAGATTTTTTGTCTAGCTCGTCAGCATTTTCATGTAGTTTTTCTATACTTTTTTCTTTTTTCTCAATCATTAATTTTTCTGTTACCAATTTTGATTTTTTAATAGACTCATCGATATCATCTTCTTCATTATAATTAAAAGAAAATTCTCTTGTGTTATTATTAACAGAGTCTACGTAACTTTCAGTTCTGCTTTCTAATTCTTTTATAGTTTCTTCTTTCTTTAATCTCTTTTCCACTCTAGGAAGATATACAAAGTATGAAGCTATACTGAAAACAGAAGAAAAACCAAAAGAAATTAAAAAGCATTTCCAAAACTCCATTTCATCTAGATCTAATTGAGGCGACCCTTTATAAATCATAAACAAAACATTAATCATAAATGTAAAAAATGTTACAATAGGAAAAAGTTTTCTTATCCGTTGATAAGGATTTTCATGTTTAAAAATAAATTTTTTTATTAACGAGAAAATACAATAAGAAAATATCCCTGCTATTAAGGGAGAAGAAAGCCAAGATAAAATAATTAAACCAGTTTTTTCCCAATTAATCGCGTCGTTACCTCTAAAAGCTAAAGAAAAACCAATAATGGCACCGATAATAGAATGAGTAGTAGAAACAGGATATTTGTAGTAAGTTGCAAAAGTTAACCAAAGAGCAGATGCCAAATCAGCACAAAGCATTCCAAACATTAAAGCTCCAGGGTCATCGTCAAATATATCGACGGCAACAATCTTCTTTCTAACAAAATCAGTAACATGCGAACCAAGTAAAACAGCTCCTCCAAATTCAAACACAGACGCGATTAAAATAGCTTTTTTGAGAGTCAAAACTTTTGCTCCCACGGATGTAGCAAAAGAATTAGCACAATCATTTGCTCCTCCTCCCCATCCGTTATAAATAGAAAAAAGCACTCCGAATCCTAAGATCCAAGTATACATCTTTTTTTTTATTTTTTTTATTAAGTGTTTTATAATAAGAATTAGTATAAAACATATATTATTTAAAAATGAACGTTGTGGATATTGTTTGCGGTCTCGCTTGGGGAGATGAAGCAAAAGGAAAAATAACTTCTCAGATGAGTAAATCTGGATTTTATGATTTTGTTTGTAGATGGTCAGGAGGAAATAACGCAGGACACACTGTTTATGTAGAAGAAAAAAAATATCACACTCATCTCGTTCCGTCTGGTGTTTTTTATGGAATAACTTCTGTAATTGGTCCTGATTGTGTTTTAAATATTGAAGATTTTTTTAAAGAATTAGAATATTTAAAATCTCATGGTTTTGATACTAGTCTTGTAAAAGTTTCTCCTAAAACTCATATAGTTACTAGCTCTCATATTTCACAAGATTTAAAAGATTTAAAAGATTCTCAAGGAACAACAGGCAAAGGTATTGCTTTTTGCTATGGAGATAAATATTTAAGAAAAGGAAAAAGAGTTTCAGATTTTTTAGAAGAATTTAGAGGTTATATTTGGGATGAAAAATTATTTGGAAATGTTCTTTGTGAAGGAGCTCAAGGGTTTTGGTTAGACATTAATCATGGGAATTATCCTTTTGTTAGTTCTGGAAATCCTCTTCCGTACGGAGCTTGTAGTTTAGGTATCCCTCCACAATTAATAAGAAATATTTTTGGAGCAGTAAAAGTTTATGATACAAGAGTGGGAACAGATCCAGAATTTCCAGATAGCTTATTTTTGGAAAAAGATTTAGAAAAAATTGGAGAAATAGGAGAAGAGTTTGGAGTTACTACTGGAAGAAAGAGAAGAGTTAATTGGCTAAATTTAAATAAACTTATTAAAGCTATTAATTTATCAGGAACTAATTATCTTATTCTTTCTAAATTAGATGTTTTAGAAAAATTAAATATATTTAAATTTATTTACGGAAATAATACAATTCAAATTGCTGATTCTATAAATTTTAAATCAAGAATTATTGAAATTCTAAAAAAAGAGTGTCCACTATTACAGCCTGTAGTTTTTTCTTCAGATCCAAGAATTATTTAATTTAAAATTAAATAATTAATTAGAGTTATATTCGCTGAATTCTTTAGTAATCATATCTAACTTGTCTTGAGCATCAACCATTTTAGATACAAGTTTATCCATTTCATCCAAGTGCTGAGGATGTTCTCCTATACCTACTGGATTATTAAAATAAACAAAAAGTGTTGTTCTG